AGAGATTTGTGGTTAGCACGAAAGATTAGGAAGCACTACACAGAAGAGGAGCTACAACGCGTTTTAACGAACAGAAGAAGCGACGGAAGCGACGAAGCAGTGATTCAGGATTTCTTTAAGAATGCACAAGACCCACACCCTATTGTCAGGGATCAGCACTATGAGAGAGCGCTGAGAGTAGTGAGAGAACAGATGAAGCCAAATCGCATGTTACACCCAGTGTCTATGCCAGACCTGAGAGGATACAACTGGACGTTAAACGTTTCAGCTGAACTACCCTGGACGAACCCAGAGTTTAAGTTCAAACCTTTTCAGTCAGAAGCAAACAGACCACAAGGGTATGACTATGACGAGGAGACTGGACGACCGAGAGTCAAAGAGAACACATCAGCTAAGCTGAAGAAGTGGACGAACGGAGTCAAAGTACCGGCTTATTTAAAATGGAAACAAGAACTAGAGTTGATCAAGGACAATTCAACCTCATTCCACAACCTCTATAACGAGGCGTTTCACCTAAATCGGAGTTTAATTCATGCTATCAAGCACGGACTGAGCCCATTCTGGAAAGACGGGAAAGTGATACCTTACGAAAGGTTGAAACTACATTTGAGGACACACGTTGTACCTGAGGAGAAGCCTGATAAAGTCAGAGCAGTATTCGGAGCACCGAAACTCCTTTTGATGAGCGAACTCATGTTTATTTGGCCATTGCAAGCAACCTATCAGACCACAGAGTCTGGACGGTTATTCTGGGGGAGAGAGACAGCCCGCGGAGGATGGAGTAGAATGATGACAGAGATGATGAAGGGACCAAAGAACACCTTTATCTCGATGGATTGGAGCGAATTCGATAGACGATTGCTTCATGAACTGATTGACGATGTACACAAGATGTGGAAAGGCTATTTTGACTTTTCACGCTACGAACCAACGACGAGGTACCCAGAAGGGACGCCAAACGAGGAGGAGATCGAGCGACTGTGGACCTGGATGACGACGAGCATTAAGGAAACGCCAATTGAGTTACCCAACGGAGAGATCTGGAAATGGAAGAACAATGGATTTGGATCCGGCTTTCAGCAAACCCAGCTCATGGACACATTCTGCAATATGATCATGACTTATACTGTACTTTCAAAGTGCGGTGTGAACATCGAGTCACCTGGATTTTATTCTAGGTTTCAAGGAGACGATGCCATTTTGGCGATTCCGGAGCAAGCTTTTAGGCTGTACGGAAAAGGTTTTCTGACGCGGATGAGTGAGCAAGCAGCTTACTATTTCAACGCGAAGCTATCCGATGACAAGTCAATGATTGGAGACCACCCGAACTCACTGTATGCCTTAGGCTACAAGTGGAGGTACGGACACCCATATAGAGAAGATGAGGATCTACTATCCCATCTATTCTTCCCAGAGAAGCCCCAAGACTTCGGACGACTAGCAGCATCAGCTGTTGGATTAGCACAGTCCAGTCTAGGCAAGAATGACAGATTCTATTCTCTCTGCAAGGATATCTACGAATCGATTGTCATAGACAAGAAAATCGACGTCGATTGGAAGGTGTTAAAGTGGATGAAGCGTGCAGGAATGTACGAAGTGATGGAATCACTCAAGAACGGAGGATTTCCAGAGCAATTGAAGTTACTCGAGGACGGGATCAACCCAGCAGTAAGAACTGAGCGTGATAACGAGAGGAACTGGCCCACTAAGCCTACAGGTAAGAGAGGAGAGATTATTTTCATACTAAGAGTGTGAAGGTTTATTTTTTTCCGAATTTTTATTTTATTTTTTTTAAAAAAAAAAACACGC